CTACAGCCGCGGCGCGAGCGCGAGGCCTACGGTGGTCCAGGGGTCGACCTCCTCGACGGGGGCGTTGTCCCAGAGGTCGAGCAGGTCCGCGGGCACGAACTCGCGGCGCACGACGACCTCGCCGCCGTAGGTGCGGAACCACTCGGCGCTCGCCACGAGGTAGCCGCCCTTGCAGGCGTCCTCGCCCCAGCTGTTCTCGATGCGCCAGGCCACCGGACGGCAGTCGGCGCCCAGCTCGACGCCCTGGAAGGTCATCGCGTGGGTGTTGCGCGTCTCGTGCGCGTCGATCATCTCGGCGCGGTCCATGGAGAGGTCGACGCCAAAGAGTCCCTCGTAGTCCATCGTGTCGCACGCGAGCACGCCGGGGAAGTCCTCGATCTTGCGCGGGAACTGCTGGCCCACGTCGCACGCCATCTCGCAAGGCACGCCGGCGCGAAGCGACGCCACGGCGGCGTCCTCGAGCGCCTCGACGGGCACGTTGAGCATCTTGAGAGGCGTGCCGCCGGCCATGGTGTCGGAGAAGCGGCGGTGGAAGACGTGGCCGAAGGGGCGGGTCTCGCCGGGCATGCTGACGAGCTGCACGTAGTCGCTCGGGTCGAGGGGCACGTAGCGCTCGGCGAACTCGCGCGGCGTGATGCCGCGGTCCACGAGGAGCCGCCGCGGCGCGTCCTTCTCGCATGCCGGGCGGTCGTCACCGGACTGCTCCACGAGCTGGGAGGCCTTGATGCGGCAGTTCTTGCCCACGGGGACCTCGAGGTCAAAGGTCAGCGGCGGCTCGCCGAGGCACACGGAGAGGACGCGGTGGCAGTCGGCGACCATGCCCTCCTTGGCCTCGCGCAGGTCTGCAACGTCGGCGCCCTCGGCCGCGAGGCGGCGCAGCTCCATCGCGCTCTTGTGGAAGAGGCGCTCGAGCTGGGCGTTCATCTGGTCGGCGTCCTTGGTGCAAGCGCTCTCGGGCATGACGTCCTTGGGCACGAGGCCCCACTTGCGGATGATGTTCATAGCGGCGGGGTAGTAGTTGCCGTCGCCCATGCAGTGGCCAAGAAGCCCCGAGACCTCGCGGGAGTCGAGCGGCAGCGCGGCGGTCTCGATGACGTACTCGAGACCCACGTTGAACTTCTCGAGCTTGTCGTAGAAGAAGCCGAAGGCCTGGGAGAACTCGAAGTCGTCGACGTCGAGCAGGTCCATCGTGGCGGCGCGCGCCACGTTGAAGGCGGCGAACATCCAGCAGCGGCCGGAGTGGCGCTGGTTGGTGACCTTGCCGGTGCGCGCGCGGCTCACGGCAAAGGTGTCGTGATAGGTGCGCATGGTCGTGACGTCGCGCGCGGCGGCGTGGACGTTCATCGAGGTGACGGCGTTTCTCGCCACGCGGTTGGCTCGGTCGGCGGAGAAGGTCGAGGTGAGCTCGTTAGCGCGCTCGGGCGCGATCGCGCCGGGGGTGTAGTCGCTCATGTGTGCCCCCCTAGCGCGCGCGGGCGAGCGAGCCCATGGGGTCCCACGGTGCGAGCACGGTGGGCTCCTCGGTCTCGTAGGTCGCGCGCTCCTCGTCGCTCAGGTACTTCTTGTCAACGACGACCTGGTAGACGTACTCGTTGAACCAAGGGTCGGACAGGGTGTCAAAGCCGTTGCGACCGTGGTCGGCGCCCCAGCTGTTCTCGACCTTCCAGAGCGTGGGGTGGCCCTCGGCGTCGAGGTTGACGCCCTCGAGGACCATGGCGTGGGTCATGAGCGACTCGCCGTAGTCGAGGCGCTCCGCGCGGTCCATGCAGCCCTCGACCTCAAAGCCGAAGAGGGCGTCGACGTCCAGGGCGGCCGTGTCCATGATGCCCTCCTCGCGCAGGTAGCTCTGGCCCACGTCGCAGCCAAACCACACGGGGAGGTTGTCGCGCAGCTGAGCGACCGCGCACTCCTTGAGGCGCTCGATCGGGAGGTTGAGGTAGCGCACGCCGCCGTCCTCGATGACGTTGCCGAGGCGGCTCACGGTGTAGGTGTGGCCGAAGGGCTTGTCGACGGTGGGGGCGGAGATGAGGCTCACGTAGTCGTCGACGTTCATGTCCACGACGGAGGCGAAGAACTCCTGAGGCGTGTAGGTGCCGGAGAGCGCGAGCTTGTCGTTCTTGTCGCGCAGACGGACCTCGAAGGACGCGGGCGGCTCGCCGAGGCAGGTCGCGAGGAGGTGATAGACGTCACCCATCATCTCCTTCTTCATCTCCTCGAGATCCTCGCGGCAGACGCCCGCCTCGTGGCTCTGGCGCAGGCGCTTGGCGGCGCCGCGCAGGTAACGGGTGAGGCAGGAGTCCATCTCGCGGGTGTTGCGCGAGCAGGCGGTCTCGGGCATGGCCTCCTTGGGCACCACGCCGTACTTCTTGACGAGGCTGCGAAACATGTCCCACTGGCCGCCGTCGCCCACGGGCGCCATGAGCAGGTAGGACACGAGACGGCCGTCGAGCGGCTCGTCCAGGGTGTCGAGGATGTTCTCGAAGAACCAGTTGCTCTTCTCGAGCTTGTCCCAGAACAGGGGATAGGTCTGGGAGAGCTCGAAGGTCTTGAGGTCGTAGCGGTGGATGACGCGGTAGCGCATGGTGTTGAGGCTCGCGAACATCCAGCAGCGGCCGGAGCGCTGCTGGTCGCAGCGATCTCCCTGCTTGACCTCGACGTCGAAGGTGAGCGCGTTGGCGGCCACCCCCTCGGGCACGCGCGCTGCGGCGGTGATGCCGTTGGAGCTCACCGCGTTCTTCGCGACGATGTTGACGCGCTCGGAGCGGAACTGGTCGTGCGCCGACGCCAGGTCGTCGACGGTTACCGAAGTCATCTCGTCCATAGTCTTGCCTCCCGTTTGTTGGATGATTTGACCGCTCACGAGGATAGCACTCGCGTTCTTGCAGCGGCAGGCCCCCGTGGGTTCCCGTGCCCCCGTGCAAAACGTGCCATCAATGCATATTCGGGCAGGTCGCGAAACAAAAGCCGCCTTCGATACATGGGATTATCGCGCCGTTCCGAAAACGTCTCTGCGTTTTCCCAGTTGAGCTGTGTCTGCATGAGCCGGTTTTCCCAAGAGATTTCCCTCTGGGGCGGATTTTGCATGGATTGAGATGAGGTTTTGCTTGGCGGAGCGCCCAGATATGGATTGAGGGACGGTTTTGCAGAGACGTGGGCGCGAGCGCTTGCGGAGCGGCTCCCGTCCCAGGCGGGCGGGACGCGCCCGGGGTCGGGGCCCATGCTAGAATCGGGCAAGACGAGCCCAGGGCCAAGGGAGGCGGCATGAGTCGCGACATCGAGATGCGCCTCGCGCGCGAGCTGCCCGCCTACGCGCTTCGCGTGGTCGGCGCGCTCGAGGCCGCCGGGCACGAGGCCTGGGTCGTGGGAGGCTGGGTGCGCGACGCCCTGCTCGGCCGGCCCGGTCACGACGTCGACGTCACGACCTCGGCGCCCTGGCAGCAGACGGCCCGCGTGCTGCGCGCCGCGGGCATCGAGGTGCACGAGACGGGGACGGCGCACGGAACCGTGACCGCCGTCGTCGACGGCAGTCCCGTCGAGACCACCACCTATCGCGTCGAGGGGGCCTACACCGACCGCCGGCATCCCGACGAGGTTCGCTTTGTCACGGACGTGCGCGAGGACCTCGCCCGCCGGGACTTCACCGTCAACGCGATGGCCTTTCACCCGAAGCGAGGCCTGCTCGACCCCTTTGACGGAGAGAAAGATCTTGCGGCGCGGGTCATCCGCGCGGTTGGGGAGCCGCGTCGGCGCTTCGAGGAGGACGCCCTGCGCGTGCTGCGCGCCGTGCGCTTCGCATGTCGGCTTGACGCCAGGATCGATTCGGCCACGCAGGATGCCCTCGTCTCGTGCGCGCCCGAGCTCGCCCAGATCGCGCACGAGCGCATCGGCCAGGAGCTGGACGGCATTCTCGCGACAGGCCGGGCCGCCTGGGCGCTGCGCCACGAGTTCGCCGTGATGGCCGCCGCCGTCCCCGAGCTCGCGCCGATGGCGGGCTTTGACCAGAAGAGCCCCTATCACGCCCACGACGTGCTCGAGCACACGGCGCGCGTCTGCGCGGGCGTGGAGGAGTTCACGGGCGGCGGCGCCTCGCAGGCGCTGCGCTGGGCGGCGCTCCTGCATGACGTCGCCAAGCCGGAGTGCTGGAGCGAGGACGTGTCCGGCCGCGGACACTTCTTCGGCCATCCCGAGGCGGGGGCCCGGACGGCCCGGCGCGTCATGGCGCGTCTGGCGATTCCCGGCGACGTATCGCGCGCTGCCGCGGCGCTGGTGCTGCTGCACGACTTCGAGATCCGCGCGACGGCCCCCTCCATGCGTCGCATGCTCTCCGAGCTGGAGCGGGCCTGCCCGGGCCAGGCGCGCAGGCTCTCCTTCGACCTGCTCGACCTCAAGCGCTCCGACGCGGTTGCCAAGGCGCCGCAGTGCACGGGCTATGCCGTGGAGCTCGACCAGATGACCCGCGCGCTGCGCGCCGAGCTCGCCGCCGGGGCGGTCTGGCGCGTGGGCGACCTCGCCGTGGGCGGCGCGGACGTGATTCGCGAGCGCGGCATCGAGCCGGGCCCGGGCGTGGGCATGGTGCTCGCGCAGCTGCTCGCCACGGTCATGGATGGCCAGCTGCCCAACGACCGCGAGGCTCAGCTCGAGTGGCTCCGGTGGTAGGGGATGGGCTTGGGCGGCAAGCACAAGAAAAGGACCGGGGCGTGTGACCCCGGTCCTTGAACGTTTGGTAGCCCGTACCAGATTCGAACTGGTGATCTCCGCCTTGAGAGGGTTATCCCACAGCAGCGACTGAGGACAACTGACATACACAAAAGAGCGTCTGAGCAGGTCTTTTGCAGCAACGGACAGCGACTGACAGAACCTGACGAAAACAGAGTTCCGGTCGCTGTTGTGTCCCGGTTGTGTCCCGTCCGCAACCAGGCCGACGCAATGGTCAGATCGAAGGAGGCCACCATGAACTACAGCGCAGCAGACATTGAAGCCATGTGCGAGCTCGAGGACTACTCCCACTTCCGCGCTGAGCTCGTTGAGATCTCACCGCAAAGCTTTACGCTCGAAGAGCTCAAGGAGATTCTCGGAGACATGATTCGAAGCAAGGTCGCCCTGGAAGACAGCATGCGAGAGCACTTCGCAATGCTCGGAGAGCTCGAGCAGACCCAGCTGCTCGACATGCTGGGAGCCAGCGGCTGCAAGGACCGCGACTGGTGGTACCGGATGCTCATGGATGGTCCGGTGCACAGGGAGTTCCCGACAATCTGAAGCGAATAAGAAAAGACAGCATGCCCCGCGAATATGAAATCGCGGGGCTTCTTAATGAATGTGGGAGACAATGGCCCCCATGAACAGCGGTCAAATCGAAGAAAAATGGAGATCTCAGTTCGCGTCGAAAACGTATACCTCATACCACAGAGGGGATAGCGACGGCATTAGCTTGGCATATAGCCTATCTTGTCCACGCCCACGATTCCTCGCCTGTCGTAGCTGATGCTGATGGTATGGGGGGAGGCGTGCTTAACAGAGGCTGTCCGGGTTCTTCCAAGACGGACATCTGCGCTAGCCAAGTTGGCACTTTTCACCGAGGCCTTCTTGATTCCCAATCTGTCCTTTGTCCCCTCGGGTAGCTCGTAGCTCTGCCGAACCAGCCCAAAGAAGGTGAACCCAGACTCGTTGGCAAGACTCAGCACGAGAGACTTCGCCGGGGAGAACGCGAGACCGCCCGCAGCAGACCCGACAAGAGAGCCAATGAGCATGGGGATGGCAGCGCCACCCGAGACAACGGATGCCACCCCAGCGCCGACCAAAGAGATAGCCGAGACGAATGCTCCCTGTGTGAATCCGTCCATAAGCTCCTTTTGGGTCTTCTGTCCGTTCGCGACGAGAAAAGCGTCTTTGCATGTTTCAACGGTGAGCACAACAAGTGTCCCAATGACCGCTGGCCCCATGGATCTGCTCGCCGCCCTCATGATTCCCTGCCCGAACATGCCCTTCGCAGCGGCAGCGGTGATTGCTGCAGATGCTGAACCGTTGATAAAACCCGTTGTCCCCCCGTCCAAGGTGGCGGCACCAATGGTGCGAATGTCCTCCTCTGAAAGCTCTCCCTCAGTGATGAGCTTGTCTATAGCGCGGTAGATTTCCGGAGCAACTTTTAAGGCGGCAGAAACAGCAGCAGCCGTTGCGCCCGCCTTGAGAGATTGCCTCAGCAGGTGCTGGGTCTCGACGAGCTGAGCCGGGGTCATGCCGTCATCCGCAGAATCGAGGTGACGGCCACTGCTCACCTCAATGGCCTTCTTCCTCGCCTCGTCTACTGTCAGCGCCCTCCCCTCGACGCCGTCTTCGCCTCTCACGCGATCTACAAGTCCGTCGGCAACCTTCTTCCACCTCTGCACCTCAGCGTCCTTGCCGAGTGCCTTGCTCTTTGCGAGAAGCTTGAAGGCCTCCTGCCGGCAATCTTCAAGCTTGTCAGGTGCAACGAGACCAAACTGCCCTTCGTAGAGAAGGTCGGAGGGGCTCGCACCGGGCCTTCCCTTAAGCGCCGCCCACTCGTCGAAGCCCATCATCGCTGAATCGGCGGATGCCTTGTACCGGTCAAAGAGAGTGGTGCCAAGCGCCCTAACGGTCTGATAGGGGCTCTCGTAAATCTTAAGCTGGTACGCCGTACCAGGTCCCGCAACATCGACCGAGCCGAGGTCGTGCGAGTGAAGAACCTCGAATCTCACATCGCTTCCCTTGACGGCGGCGTCGATGTTCGCCGTCCCAGCGGCATACTCCTCAGCGAGGAATCCCTTGAGGGACTCCTGGGCCGGCTTTGTTGCCTGATAGTAGTCGTATGCGTTCATCCGACGGTAAAGCTCGTCTATTGCCGCCTGGACGCCGCGAATGTAGTTGACGCCAACCTCCGCGCCAAGATGGCCGCCGCCCTGTCTGAGAACGAAATCGTAGCCGCGTTCGAAGTCATCCATCTCACGCCTCCGCGAAACCACGCATCTTCTCGGTGTAGAAAAGCTTGACAGCGAACTGGTACTTCTGATCCTCGATCTCAGCACCTTTTGTGGCAAAGATGGTGAGGTCGTCAACTCCATGTTTGATAAAGCCGCCGATTCCCTCGAAGAAGCCCCCGATGACCTCAAGTGGGTTGTTGGGACCGTCCTTCGAGTCAGTGTCCGCCACGTGGAAGTCGGCGAGAAGGTCGGGGAAGTCTTGGCCGTATGACCGAGCGAAAGCAAGAAAATCCCAATACTGCTCGCGAGTCCCAGGACCTGAATCGACGGCGATGGAAGCCTGCTTTCCACTGACGAGGATATGGACGCCGCCACCCTCGATCCTGTCAGTCGACTGGGCATTGAGGGCCTCAATGTAGTCACGAGCAAAGCCAGGGTCCCCGACGAACACGACCTTCTGGTCGGACGTGAGCGGGTTGTCGTTGAAGAGCCGCTCGTTGTAAATGACGGTGCGAATCGACCCGTCAACTGGGCCGACAACGTGATCACGATCCTTATCGTCGGCGGTACCCACGAGGTTGTGAAGCAGCTTCGAGTATTTGCCGCGCCCATCGGCTTCCACGATGACAATGGTCTCGGGCTCTGGGATACCGAACATCGCGCCCCCTAAGAAGCGAAGGATCAATACAAAGATTATAGATTCTGCACGGATGTCCTGCCACGTACGCCGGAGGGGTGCCTTTTAGGAGCCCTTCGCAGTGAGGTACCCCGCACCACCCGCGCCGTCGATCCTCATGTACTGGTAGCCCGCGCGCGAGCTCGCGTAGGTCGTGCCCGCCCCGCCCACGAGCGAGGCGCACTGGTAGAACGTCTGGAAGCCGGAGATCCCGGAGGACGGCAGCGCCCAGTCGGCGTCCGCCCAGATCGTCACGAGCGAGCCGCACCCGCCGAAGGTGTAGGCGAGGTCCTCGAGCGAGGACGGGTCGAGCCCGGAGAGGTCGATCTCCGTGAGCCCCTCGCAGCTGTTGAAGGTGTGCTGCATCTCGCGCACGCCCCTCAGGTTCCCCATGCCCTCGACCTCGGTGATGGCCTGGTGGCCGTAGAACCAGTAGTTCGTGTTCACGTGGTCGTAGGAGGCCATGTCCGCCGCTACGGTCACCCACTCCACGTCGTGCCGGTGGTCGTACCAGGGCTGGTAGCCCACCGAGTTGTACCGCGCGTTCGCGCACAGGCGCCCCGACGACACGAGCTCGCGCCCCGCCTCCGGCTCGGTCGCGGAGGTAAGCACCAGCTCGCCGTCCGCGTAGAGGAAGCATCGGAACCACTCCCGGTTGTCGGCGTCGGGGTAGGTCAGCACTCCGGACTCGCCGAAGTTGAGCGCGTCGTGGTCGTCCGTCTGCTCGGGGACGTACCCCTCCCCGCCGACGAGCCTCCTGCAGCCGCTGAACATCAGGGAGCCGGAGGTCACGCTCCCCATGAAAACCTCCGCCCAGATCGTCTCGAGCGAGGCGCAGCTCACGAACATCTGGTTCATGCTCGTCACGCCGGAGAGCTCCTCGAAGCCCTCCACCTCCACGAGGTTCTCGAAGCCGTGGAAGAGGTAGGCGGCGCTCTCGAGGCCTCCCTCGGAGAAGTCGTCGTCGAACACCGCCCGCGTGACGGAGAGCTTGTCTTCGTCCCAGGGGCGGGCGCCGGCGGACGAGTAGCCCTCCGGGTCGACCTCCCACGCCTTGAGGATGACGGCTCCCGGCACGTCGGAGGAGCGCCCGTCGCGGTAGTTGAACTCGAGCGTCCCGTCCGCGAGCAGGAGGGCGCGCATCTTCACGCCCACGTCCCAGGCCAGCGCAAGGATCGCCGGGGCCATCTCGGAGGGCAGGTAGGTCTCGGAGAGCCCGTTCTGCGCGCGGATCGCGTCGGCGATGCCGTCGAAGACGGAGTCTGAGATCACGCCCGTGCCGGACGTCGCCGGCGCCTGGTAGGGCGTCCCCGTTTTGGATCCGTCGAGGGCCAGCACGGCAGCGGCCATCTCGGAGGGCAGGTAGGTCCCCGTCCCGCCGTTCTGGACTCGGATCGCGTTGGCGATGTCGGTGAGCACGCCCTTGTCTATCGTCCCCACGGCCATCAGAACTCCACCCCGCTCAGGTCGTCGAGCGCCGCGATCTGCTGCGCCACGTACTCCTTGGTCGCGTAGGCGGAGAGGTCGGGCGTCGCGCCCGGCGCCCCGTCCTCGCCGTCCTGCCCGGGTGCGCCTTGCGGCCCCTGCTCTCCCGCCTCGCCCTTGAGGCCGGAGAAGGCGAACGCAAACGTGCGCGCCCCCGGCGTGCCGCCGAGCGTCACGGTCACGGACGGCGTGCCCGTGGACGAGTCCACCGTGGCGGTCGCGCCCGTGATCTCGGCGTCGGCCCCGTCCTGGCCGTCAGCGCCGGGCGCGCCGTCTTGGCCATCGGCCCCATCCTCGCCGTCGGCACCTGGTGACCCCGGGACTCCCTGCGGGCCACGCAGAGCCTCGAGCTGCTCGGACGAGAAGTCCGAGTAGGTGAACGGGTCACCCTTCTCGCCCCGCTCGCCTTTGAGGTCGACAGAGCTCGTGCCGCTCGCACTCGTCACCGTAAGCACCGTGCCATTCCACGAGTGCGTGACGCTCACTCCGTCAGCGCCATCGGCTCCCGGTGCACCATCCAGCCCGTCCGCACCATCCTCACCCGGATCGCCCTTCGGCCCCTTGAGCGCCGCCAGTTGCTCGGCGGTGAAGTCGGCATACGTAAAGGCATCGCCCTTCTCGCCACGCTCGCCGTCATCGCCCTTGTCTCCCTTCGCGCCGTGGAGAAGCGTTGCCGTAGTAGTGCCGCTGGCGTCGGTCACCACAACCACCGCCCCTTCGGCAGTCTGCGTCACGGAGGCCGTCGGGCTCACACCGTCCGCCCCATCCTTACCATCGGCGCCGGGAGCACCATCGGCTCCGTCCTTGCCGTCAACACCAGGCGCCCCGTCCTTACCGTCAACGCCCGCAGGCCCCGGCTCGCCGTCGGCCCCGTCGAAGTCCCCGCGCTCGGCAGCAGCCAGCAGCTCCTCTTTTGCCTCTATCGCAGCCGCGGCGGCAGCGTTCGCCGCGGCAACGGCGCCCGAAGCTCCAGCAGCCTCCTCAACCGCCTGCTCCGCTGTGGCAACCGCGCCCTGGGCCGTCGTAACCGCCTCCTGCGCCTTGGAAACTGCCTCGGCAATAAGCGTATCGGCATTCTCGTATTTCTTTATAGCGTCGAGAAAGAGCGAGAATCCGTCCTCAGACTCGGCGCCGCCCACGAGCACCTTCTCCACGCGCACCTCGAACGCACACGTCGAGATTGAGCTCCCTCCGGGAAGCGACACCATCACCTGGCAGTCGACCGAACCCTCGGCGCATGCCATAGCAGCCGGATAGAACACGGAGAATGCACCAGTCTCCGTATCAACCTCATCGAACGGCTCGCACCCTCGCTCGCGCGTCGCGCGGTGACGCCACAGCAGATACACGCTCGCACCCGAAAGGTCGACCGCCTCACCGTCCCGCCTCACCAAAAGAGCGATGCCACGCCCCTCCGCATCGGCGGGAGAGGCAACCAAGGCGCCCGCAAACACGTCATCGCAGGACTCCCAGACCAGCTCATGCAGGCCGAAACCATCAAGACCAGCCATCAGAACTCCACCCCCGAGAGGTCATCGAGCGCGGCTATCTGCTGCGCAACGTACTCCTTTGTTGCCAGCGCGGGCACCTCGCCACCGGCAGCCACGCCTGCCGCCTGTTCGATGGCAGCCACGCTCGCGCCCACGGCGGCAACGGTATCGCCCGCAGCACCCGCCACGTCCTCAACCGCCGCCACCCGAGCCTCGACAGAGCTGCGCTCCGCAAACGCCGTGCGCGGGACAGCACCGATCGAGTAGCGCGCCTCCACCGCATCCCCGAAGAGCCGCACGCGACGCACCACCCGCGCCCGAAGGCGCCATGCAGGATCGCGCGACGAGTCCACCACCGCGACCTCGTCTCCGAGTCCAACAAAGACAGCACCCGAAAGCGCCACGGCGTCCACCTCGTAGCTCACCAGCGGAGCGCACGTCTCCGCAAGAGCCTCCTGCGTGCGGGCGAGAAGAACCTCGGGGTCCTCAACATCCGCGAACGTCACCTCTCCAAAGCGGTGCACGCGGCCGCCCGAGCCGTCTGGCAGGCCCCACAGCAGCCTCGCTTCATCGTCGCCGACCCAGTCGACACCACCGTTCACCTCACCGAACGTGAGCTTGCGCCGATACCCGCCCGTGAAGGCGCCCGTCTCGTCCACCACGGGCAACCCGGCCCCATAGCCGTAGAGCGCCGTGAAGACCTCGTCCTCAGCAACCGTGCGCGTGCATCCCGCCATGTTCCGCCCGTACTCGAGCCGCGCGCCGCGCCACGAGCCCAAAGCAGCCACCGCTCGCACGGTGCGCGATGACACGCAGCCGCCCGAAACCGCGATCGCGGGCTCAATCTCGCACCCCCACACCTCGCACACGCGCCTGAGAGCCGCGAGCCGGTTCACGTGGTAGATGTAGCAGCCGTGATCGCCAAACCAACCAAGCGTGGATGCCTGCCAACGCGTCCCCTCGAGCACGACGCCCAACGCACCGTAGAGCCCCGAGCCTGACACCCGCTCCTCCTCGACATAGCTACCGAGAAGGTCGCACAGGCTCGACTCCGCGTATACCTCGCACGCGGCACCCAGCGCCTCGTCCGTGCGCACCACCACGTGCTCGCGCCATCGCCCGTCCTGGGGGTCTCGCCACAGGATGCGATCGTATTTCTCAGGCGTCTCCAGGCAGGGGAACGAGAGTACGTCCTCTCCTCCCAGCTCCTCGCGATGCTCCACCGCGCCAGCCGGGTGCAGAATCCCGATACGCTCATCAGCGCGGTCGAACCAGAAGAGCGTCGGAGCCGTGCCGCCCATCAGAGCCATCTTTCTGTGAAGTTTGCTGTGAAGTCCGCGCAGCCCGTGAAGGACAGCTCGTGCGGACCCGGTTCCAGCCAGAAGAAGTCGCTGTCGAGCGTCACGTCGGAATCTGCAGCCTCGCCGTCAACCCATGCGCGCCCGGCACCGCAGTCGATGATGACCTCCTCGCCGCCCAGGAACGCTCGCTCCACCTCGACATGAGCACCCGTGTCATCGTCCTCGACGGTCACTCCATCACCAGCCGCCGCTTCCATCACGAACGTCGGCAACGTCCTATACGAGCCGCCAACGACAAACGACAGTCCTGCGCCGCCGCCAGCGGGCACGACCTCCTGCCCCTGCCCCCATGCAACGGGATCGAACGCCGTGAACGCCAGCTCGCAGGAACCGTCCTCGAAGAGGGCGTCCCAGGCATCCGCGCCTGTGCACACGGCGTTGCGATAGACGAGCCCCGGTTCGCCGGGGAGCTCCAAGTCGCATCCGGCATCCGAGGCGAGCCACGCCGCCGCTTCGTGGCGCAACGCAGAGAGCCCCTCCGCGTCCTCGTCTTCGGCAAGGTCGAGGAAGAGCCGCACGCGCAGAGTCTTGGGCGGGATACGTGCAGAGAGCAGGACCGCACCGGCACGGCCTGGCACCTCAGCGGCGTCCACGGAGAGGCCGTGTGCCGCGGGCAGTACCACCTCGGCGGTCGAGAAGGACGAGAAGTCGTGCCCATCGAACTTGATGGAGCGCGCCATCAGAGCCGTCCTCTCGCGCGACCATAGGACACCGCTCGGCGCTGCTCTCGCTCCGAGAGCTCCTCGTCTCGGAAGCGGTCACCGGAACGGCGCAGGCGAACGTCGGCGTGAGAACCGCGCTCGTCGTGCCAAGTGCCCTGACTGCCACCCGCCCCGCTCTTCGTGCCCTTCCTATCGGTCATATCTCCCTCGCAACCGTCAGCCTCACCGTGAATGCCCACACGAAGCGCCCGCTCGAGTCGCGCTCCCTGAAAGCCGGCGCGTCCGTATCGATGCCCAGGATGCGCACCCCGGAACCCGCCACGTTCCACTCGGCGCGACCGGACAAGCGCACAGCCGCTTCGCACAGAATCGCGACATCGCATGCGGCAGCATCCGTTTCGCGGACGGCAAACACCTCCACCGAAGAGACTCCGCGTTCCTCGCCGTCTTGGCGGCTCTCACGCGAGAAGCCCGCCCAGCGAACCACGACGGGCTGTTCGCTCAACAGTGCGCTTGGCGCGATACAGAACACGTCACTGACTCCCGCCGCGCGCAGCATCCCCGCCACGGCATCCACGACCGCCCTCATCGCAGCTCCACTTCCCAGTGGTGCACGCGTCCGTTGAACCCCTCGAAGCGCGAAACCTTAGCAGCCACGTACGACCTCCCATGCACCTCGACGCGCGAGCCCGCGGGAATCTCGAAAGCACCTGCGCTCATGACGGCATCCACGAAGAGCGTGCCCGCCCCGGCGTCCGCGCTGCGGTGCGCATTGGCGACCACCGACTGTGCCCGCTCGAACCTCACGTGCGAGATGGCGCGCGGCTCGCCAAAGCCGCCATCGACCGCCGGCTCGCGCACTAGGCACGAGTCCGACAGCAGCCTCGCGGGTATCGGACGCAGCCACGCCATCAGCGCACCCCGCAGAACAGGAGCCCCGTCCCAGCAAGTTCTTTCTCGCAGGCGTAGGTCGCCTGCTCCTCACCGGTGGTTCCCCGGTTGTCGTAGTGCGTCACCGAGAAGGACCCGAGCTGGAATCCGCCCACCTGTCCCTCGCCAAACTCCGCGAACGCCTCGGCTGCCGCGCACACCGCACGCCGGTACGCAAGCTCGTCCGCCTCGCACGCGGGAACGCGACCGCCGCAGATCCATCGCACGTGACGCTCGGCGGCGGGAAGTGCGCCCGTGAACGCCTCCACGCCCATCCCGCCGCCGTACGTGTCGCGATAGAAGCCAAAGTCAACCGACGTCGCGCCTGCACAGCCCACAACGAGCCCCTACTCCAGCGGGGCCACGGACGCGTACACGCCGTCGAGCTTGTTGTCGAGCAGCTCCACGATGCCGTACTTGCGATACTTCATCATGTAGGAGTCAAGCGTCTCCAGCTCGTCGGGACTGAACACGCGGCTCGCCACGTGCTTGTCGAACTTGATCACGGCGCTCTTCTCCACCACGAGGAAGTTGATCGGCGCGCCCGCGCCCACGAGCTCGTAATACGTGGAGAGGCCGCTCTTCTGCGGACTCGCGACCTTGGAGTAGGTTCCGGAGCTCTCGGTGTAGTAGGTCTTGCCGCTCACGATATCGGTGTCGGAGGTGAGCTCGTAGGCGCCCTCGGCAGGCGCATAGCCAAACTGGTCCTCGTCACCGGAGAGCAGGTCTATGTGCGAGTAGAAGCGCACCTGCGGCACCTCAACGATGCGGGAGAACCGCTCGAGCACGCGGTTCGAGCGCGTCGGGTTCGCAAGGCTGAAGTCATCCAGCACGCCCTTGAGCGTCGGCGTGATGAAGAGGTAACGAGAGCCCGTGGTCACCTGCGCCTCGTCCATGGCGTTCGTCACGGCGCGCAGGGCGGCGAGCACGTCCTCCGCCTCGGCGTCGGAATAGTCGGTCGTGGCGGTGGAAACGCCCTCGTACCCTGCGATCTCGGCAAAGGTGAAGGCGTCGGCCTCCGGCGCCACCTGCGTGCGCTGGAGCTCGGAGCCGGCCTCGACGAAGCAGTCGAGCACGCCGGCCTCCTCCACGTCCATGACGTCGGCCAGAAGGCGGATGCCCCGGTCGTAGTTGAAGGTCTTCGTCTCAAACTCGTAGGTGATGCTGCCGGTCTTGTAGCCCACGTTGCGCGTGTAGTCGCCGAGGCCCGAGACCTGGATCTTCGGCACCATGATCTCCTTGGCGTTGCGGCCGGCGCGCACCATGCGGCGCGGGCTGTTCAGGCACGCGGAGACCGCCGCGCGCTGGTAGACCTCGTCGAGGATGGTCGTGTAGTTCTTGGTGGATGCGATACTGTTGGCCATCTGCTACTCCTCGTCCACGATGCCCGCGATCTCGCGCCACCGCTTCATCGTCTTGCCCTCGTCGGATGCGGCCCCCGCGTTGGGGAGACCGGTCTTGCCGCCCTGCCTGGAGGCAACCCCCTCGAACAGCCACGGCTCGGCCTCCTTCAGCTTGGAGACGTCCCCGCCGTGCTCGTCGAGAAGGACGCGGGCTGCCCTCACGTTGCGCGCGCCAGCCATCGTGAGCTCGAACTCGACGCGCTGCTCCTCGCCCTGGCGCCGCAGCTCGTCCATCTCCGCACGCAGGGCCTCTGCCGCCTCGGCGGACTTGGCCGCCTCCGCGATCGCTCCCTCTAGCTCTGCAATCTTTGCGTCACGCTCGGCGAGAAGAGCCTCGTAGTCCGTACCCGCTCCCGCTGCGCCGGCGCCGCCGGACGTCAGCGGCTCCTGCGCCGCCTGCTGCGGTTCGCCCCGCGCCGCCTGACTGTTCGTCTCCTGGAGCTCCCGCGTCTTGCCATCGACCTCACCGTCCATAGATGGGCCCGCCTTTCTCGTCGGGCAGGCCAAGAAAAAGCCTGCACCCGGTATTCCACGGATACAGGCTATCGGCGTGTCACAAGCACGCTCTCCGAAGAGCTCGATGACTGCGGGCGTAATAACTCTGTGAGCAGAAGAATTTCCTCTTGTATACAGAAGACCAATGTTCGAGTACAATCTTACCTAGATGTTTACAACATGCTTTGTTTGTATACAGAATGCTTGGCAATGAATATGGAGAGGGCCATGCAAGCTGAAGTGCTACGTATTATAGAGGGCGGACTCACTGGAGACAGAACCAAAGTGCTCAACTACGCCAGAACGTTGGCGGACAACTTGGAGCAGTCTGGGGACCCTCGCTTCGCGAAGCGAATACGCACGACTTTGGCGGGCAAGCGTTTCAATGTTGCGACGCTTGACGGGCTCTCTTCAAAGCCCGTAGACCAAGAAAGCCGCATGGAAATCGTCGATGTTGAGATTGTCTTGCCGGAAGACGTTGATCTCATCCTCAGCGACTTTCTCCGCAATGAGATTGACGGCGTCGTAGCAATGCGCGGCAAGCGAGACATCCTGGCACGTCACGGAATGGACGCGCAGAACTATTTGCTGCTGTATGGCCCACCTGGATGTGGAAAGACCAGCATAGCTCGCTATATAGCGGCGCAGACCGGTCTCCCGCTCGTAACAGCCCGTCTTGACAGCCTTGTATCCTCTCTGCTTGGGAGTACCGCAAAGAACATTCGTAAGGTATTCGATTACGCGGCAAAGCAAGAATGCGTGCTGTTTCTCGATGAGTTTGACGTGGTCGCAAAGCGCCGAGATGACGAAAACGAGCTTGGGGAGCTTAAGCGGGTGGTGAACAGCCTTCTTCAGAATATCGACTCGTTCGGTGAGGGGAGCATCCTCATTGCCGCGACGAACCATCAGGATCTGCTGGACCCCGCCGTCTGGCGTAGGTTCAACAAGGTCATAGAGGTTCCCATGCCCGCGAATGGCGAGCTTGAAGCATATGCTCAGCGTTTCATTCAGCCCTGCATGTCTACGAGAATTAAACCGAAGCTCTATAGCGCGCTTGGGGGCCTTAGCTTTTCGGATCTCAGCACGGCAACCAAGAACGCATTCTATAGCGCCACGCTCGAAGGTTTAGACGGCATGTTTACGGCATACCATCTCGCACGTGAAACGTATCTTCTCAAGCATCACAGGCTTGATGACCAGGAGGGTTTTATCCGCTATCTCATCGATGCGGGATGCACCTTGAGAGAAATCCATGAGAGGACATCAATATCGATGCGTCGCATCCAAACGGTTTCTCGAGCAGCAAGAAGTGAGGAGTAGCAATGCCTGATGACTTTCTGCCCATAACGGTGTTTCGTCAGCGCTCTATCGATGAGGAGCGAGTTGAGGGTCGCGGACAGAAGGAAAAGCCAAAGTGGGTCCTTACAGGAGATGACCTTGTTAATAAATCGCACGCCCTCGTGAGCGATTTCGTTGAAAGTTATGCCGACGCTCAGCACAATCCCGACTTGCCCTACGTCTACGAAGTGACTCTAGACAAGCGCGATACCGCCAAGTCGAAACGCAGAGCGATAACAGACATGTTCGAGGTGGACGGGGCCGACGGAGCGTCCCGCGTCATGGGGATGCGCGGAAGCAAGAGCCTCATTGTCCGCGCCTGGGGCAACGAGCAGTTGCAGACGATACAAACGCGCCTTGAAGATTACGAGCGCTACGACATGGCGCTGTCATGCATCGACTCAATCGAGAGGTTCCACCCCACAATCGAAATGGAAATCGATAAAGACGTGTATAAGGTCCGCCTACTAGACTTCGAGGAGGAAAGCTCCCCGTATGCCGAAATCTTCGAAGAACAACTCGGGAAGCTCGGCATCCCGCACAAGAAGCTGGAGTATGCAAAGGGTTTGACGGTGTATCGCATCCATGCGAGCACCGATCAGGTCAAGGCGGTGGTAGACGGAGCGGCAGGCGAGACACTGTTTTTCATTCGCCCGATGCCAAGATGTGTTGCCACGCTTGACGGCGCGTCTGGACTCGCTATTCCCGGAATACAGTCACCCAATCCGGGAGTGGACTATCCGCTCATCGGCATACTTGACAGCGGGATCGAGGAGATTCCTCATCTTTCCCCATGGCTTCTGGGTAAGCGAGTGTCTCCTTATATCGACACCGATTTGGATAAAGCCCATGGGACGTTCGTTGCAGGAATTGCGGCATACGGTGACGGGCTTGAGCAGAAGGACTGGGTTGGCGGACTGCCCGCTCGCCTTGTTGACGCTGCGGTAATGCCCGGTGACGGAGACGTCGATGAGTTGGAGATGGTCGACTCCATCCGCACCATCATCGGTGCAATGCATGAGAGGGTGAAGGTCTGGAACCTTTCGCTCAGCTTCAACAAAGAGGTTAGTGAGCACGAGTATTCCGAGTTCGGAATGGCTCTAGATGACATTCAGGACGAGTACGGCGTGCTCATCTGCAAATCTGCGGGAAACTGCGAGCTCTCATACGACGGTGCTAAAGGGAAACTGCTGGTAGGTGCCGATTCCATCCGAGCCTTAACCGTTGGGTCTGCCGCTCATGAAAAAGACATCCATGACGCAGCCGAGATAGGCCAGGCCTCGCCGTTTTCTCGCAAGGGGCCAGGCCCCGAATACATCATCAAGCCTGAGGTCTGCCACTACGGTGGCAATGCGGGATGGACCCCTTCAGGCATCACGCGCTCGGAAGTTCACTCGTTTGGCGTTGATGGTGGCCCTGCAGGAAATGTGGGTACAAGCTTCTCTACTCCACGCGTCGCCGCCCTCGCAGCGAACCTTCAACAGGCCATAGGCGGAGATTTTGACCCGTTGCTTGTAAAAGCCCTTATCACACATTCCGCTTCCTTCCCTGGGGATACATTAATTCCCGCAGACGAGCGGGTGCAGGAGATGGGCTTCGGTATACCGGGCAACATCAGATCGATTCTGTCGGATGACATCTATTCTTCAACGCTCATTCTTAGGGGCAAACTTCCAAGAGGGCAGGTCATTGATATCAAGGACTTCCCGATGCCGCCTTCGCTCATACGCGATGGATACTACACAGGGCAGGTTATTCTCACTGCCGCGCTATCTCCAATCAGAGCAATCGGCCAAGGTGGTGAGTATTGCCAGTCAGATGTTGAGATTGCGTTCGGAACGTACGATTTCAAGGAGGAGCGAGACACCACACAAAACGGCATTCTCAACCCTATAGGGCGAAAGGACTCTCTCAACCTGCTGAACCGGACGTTTTATAGCAAGCCACGACTCAGGGAGGGCGGTACGGATTTTGCTCTTCGCGAACGAATGCTCATTCAATACAAGGGCAAGTATTCACCGGTAAAGAAGTATGCAATAGATCTCGCTGATCTTACGAAAAGCAACAGGGAGAAAGTGGCCGCAGGACGTCTCTGGTTCCTGCACTTGAAGGGAACCTATCGCCACCAAACGGAACGCAACGCAGACAGGAATGGTTTACCGCTCAGCCAAGACTACTGCGTCATCATTACACTCCGCGATTCCACCAAACAATCCGAACTGTATAACGAAGTGCCTCAGCAGCTTGAACAGTACAACTTCTGGCATCAGAACATTCGTCTAACAAACCAAGTTAGAGCCATGGTTGGTCTATAAGGCAATCTGCTAACGAGCCAGGTAAAGTGATAGGAACGCAAGCCAACCGTCTCCAGGAGCCGCCCATGCAACCCCACCGCGTAGCCATAGCCGACCTCGAAGACCGCCCCGAGTGCGTCCACCGCGCCTACCTCGACCCCGCCGAGGAGTGGAACGGATGGGCGTGCCCCTACTTCGAGCGCGCCGAGGTCGAGCGCATGGCTGCGTGGCTGCCCGAGTTCGACGATTCGCTCGTCTACGACGAGGAGTCAGACGCCTTCAGCACCACCTACGATCCCGACCTCACCGAGACCTTCCCCGGCACAGACATCGACGGACGGCACCTGTACCCCATAGGAGCCGGCTCATGGACGTGGGTCATAGTTGACGAGAACAGCGAGGAAACCACCGCAGACGCATCGGCTGATGCGGCCACCAAAACCGACAGGCACGCCCCCGCCTAGCCAATCACCTCAGCAAGGCGCGCGGCGTCCAACTCCCGCCCGCCCACATAGGCGTCGAACACTGACTCCGCCGGCAGCGCGTACAGCTCCACCTCGTTCGAGAACGGTGACTCCTCGGCAGCGATCACGCCGGGAAAGCGCACGCGCCCCAGATGCTCAACGGCGTCACCGCACGACGGCACGAGAAACGCGTTCACCACCCTGGAGAACCCGTGCGCGAGCATAAAGTTGCGGTACGCGGCCTGATACAGGAACTGCTTGGTCACCGACTCCACGCCCGGCACGCCGCCAACACGCTCGCCCAGCAGCGGCGTGTAGTACTTGGCGTCGAGGATGGCGAACGTCCCGCCCCCGGCGGCGGCGCGCCCGCCGGCACCTCGCACCGTCACGATGTCCGGGATCAGCGTCGCAACCTCGCCGCACGCCCGCTCCTCGCCGGCGCCTAATGCAGCCCACTCCGGTCTCGGGATGACATCGATAAGCCGCTTTTCCGCCATCCCCGCGAACGGCGGAGCCAGCTCAATCCCCAGCTCCCCCAGTCGAACGGCCAGCACGTCACCGAACGCGACCTTGCACGCCGTCTCCCACACGTGATGGAAGCTTGACGTCCCCAGGCACAGAGGCGCGTCCGACGTCGCAGACATGCCCTCGTCGCGCACATAGCGCACGAGGAGGTCGATTACGTCCTGCTTCCACGTGACGAACTGCACCGCCCGCTCGCACTCCAGCCGGTACGCCACGAAGTCGGCGTCCCCAAAGTCCGCCACGGAGGAATCGCTCAGCCACACCTCGTCGAGCGCCAGCAGCTGAGCCAGCCCGCTCTCCTGCATGAAGCGCGAGCACTCCGTAAGCACCGCGCGGTGCAGTCGCGTTACGAAGTCAGAGGCGTCGGCGTCAGTCTCCACGGTCTTGTAGTCAAAGTAGATGGGACGCCCATCCCGCACGAAGGGAAGGTTCGCCGCGATGGTGCGCTCCCAGCTGATGTTGCCCGACCCGTTGTCCGCAATGGTGCGCACGTAGTTAGAGTAGACGCCATACTCGTCATACATCTCGAGCAGCGAGAGCATGAGCGCCAGGCGGTCGTTCGCCCCCATGCCCTCCTCAGTCGCGGCGGCAATGCTGGCGTAGCTTCCACCGCTCTTGCGAAGCACCCTGAACACCTGACTCATAGCTGCGCACGTGGCGTCATCGGGGCGCTTCGGGTCAATCTCGGGCAGATACTTCGGGTACACGACAATGCAGACGCTCTCCACTAGGGCAAGGCCCACGTAGACGAACTGATAGGTCCCGCGCGGCGCGCTCCCTCCAAGCGGATCGTACTCTTTCGGCTCGTCACCCGTCCTCAACCGAAGCACGCCGTGCGCGCACAGAAGGGCGATGTAGCGGTCAGCGTCATCCAGCCCGATGCCGAGCGTCCGCGCGAGACTCACTGGCGAGTGGAACGAACGCTCGCGAATGTAGACCGTACGCATAGCGCTACTCCGCACCGTCGGCAACCGGCTCCTCCGCAGCGCCCGCAACCTCGCCAGACTCAAGCAACTCAGTATCGCTCACATTGGCCGGCGAGAAGGACGGCAACTCGCGCATACCCCTGAACGCCAGCTCTCCAAAACTCTCGAAGTCCTCGCAAACATCCGAGTACGTCGCACGGCCTTCGTGAGAGAACACCTTCGAAGCCTTGGTTTTGGCGGCATCCTCGAAGAGGTAGAGCAGCACCTTGTCCTTGAAAATCTGAGTGAAGCCGTCGGGATCAGCGAGCCTCGCGGGCGAGATGAAGAACGGCCCGAGCAGCTTGTCCTCGTTCACGCCCGCATTGAGCAGCACCTGGTTGATGCCACGCCTCAAAGCGTCCCAGCTCACCATGCGCGCGGGCGTCCCGACCGGCACGGCGTAGCCGGCGATCTTGTCCGAGCCCTTGTCTATGCCCATGTAGCGGAAGTCCCAGCGACGCTTGAAAGCGGTGTCCATCGGGAAGACGCCCTGATCCGCGCTGTTCATGGTTGCCCAGATGAACATGTTGGGCGGCAACGACAGCCGCTCCGCCTCGTCCCTGAGACGCAGCTGTTCGGAGAGTAACCGCTCCGGGTCTTGGATATACGCAGTCGTGGCGTACTCCGGTAGGAACACGCGCAGGTACTCGCGCATCTCGCGCGGCGCAGCAATCTCGTACTCGCTGCGACCGTCGGAGTCGCGGTCAAGCAGCTGGAACACGTCACCGAACGCGGCCGCCGGGTTCGCGCGATTGATCTCCTCAACGACAAGCAAGTAGTTCGTGCCGGGGTTCTGCACCGCAGCGATGTATGTCTCCAGGAACGGCCCCGGAACGAAACCGTAGCTGATCTCGCTCTGGGTGCTCTCGGTTCCATCTTCATCGGTCACCGTGCGCATCGTCGTGACCGGCTTGTAGCAGCCCACGAACTGAGCGTAGGTGTAGTCGGGGTGGAAGGTGACGCGCCTGACGTTCCTCTTGTCGAAATACTTCTCCGCCTGCCGTGCGAGCCGGTACGACTTGCCCGTACCAGGAGCCCCAAAGAAGATGAGGTTGCGAGGCTCGGGGACACTTGCGCTCAAAACAGGCTCGACATGGGAGATGCCTTGCTCTTCTGGCCTAGCATCAACTAGCTTCTGCAACGCAGCGAGCGGATCATCTCCAGCCTGATACTGAACGTCCTGAGAGGACTCAAGGTAGTCAACGATTACCCTGCGCATAGCGCTGGCAACATTGTGCTCGAAGCGAGCGCGCCCCTCAAATACGTCTGAATAGTATTTCAGCGCTGCCGGCACACCTCCGGCAGCAATATCCATTCCCTTGCGACATATGGCAAGAATCGCGGCAAGGCGCTCGTCGAAATCGAACGCCATCGCCGCAGAGAACTGACCGGGGTTATCTTTATTTGCAGTGGCGAACACAAATCGCGTAGGCCTGAGAACAAACGTGTCGGAGCTGGAATCGGCCACCGTAACGCTGATTGCGTCAATCCAGTACGCCTTGTCAGAAAGGCCTTTTTCATCCAGTTCAGACGCCTTGCCAACCTGGCTTACATCGGGCAGGAGAAACAGGACGGCGAATAGATTTCCGATATTCGGCCTTACTCCAGAACTATCCTGAACATTGATTCTGACCTTTCCGCCAACCTCTCGAACGGGATAACGCTCATCGATGCAAATCGTTCGACTGGTCCCTCGTATCAGCACCTCAAAGCTGATGGAGTGGTCCACGATATCGCGAGCCCGCACCCGTGAGCCGTCCGCAGCGAATCCTACGCCCGCAAGCTCGAATTGCCCGGCCCCACTCGTCGTCCTTCCGCGAACGCTGAGAGCACTTTGATCAAGCGCATCATCGTCTATCGGATAGCTGAGGTTCCACATTTCTCGGAAGGACATCGCATTCACCACTCTTAACTACTCGCGTAATCCCTTATGCACCCAGCAACGTACTCTGCAAGTTTAACCGGGACAGCATTGCCTATTGCCTGCTCGATGTCAGTCTTAGACCCAGTGAAGACAAAAGACTCCGGAAACGTCTGCAGATAGCTTCGCTCCTTGTACGTCAGAGCCCTTACGCCATCGGAAATATCCGCCTTGTCGGCAGGATGTCTCTTGTACGAAGGCGGGATGGGCCTGTTTGTACCACGGACAGTAACTGCCGGCTCATCTATCGAGAATACTCCACGGCGATTGAAGTTACGTGGATGAAGATAGTAGTACTGGGTTCCCAGGCTATCACCAAGGTAATCCCTCACCGTCATCTGCTTTTTTGCAAGCCGCGAATCGAGAAGCTCTCCGAGGAAGTCATCCTGATCGCCAAGGTGTCCGATAAGGAAAAAGCGCCTACGGATCTGCGGGACACCACAGAGACTCGCATTCAAAACGCGCTTAGTCAGCCCGTACCCTGCATCTTTGAATATGGCGAGCGCCTCGGGTAGAACATCCATGCGCTCGATGTTGTAAACGTTCTCCATCACGAACCACTCGGGCTTGATCTCGGCGATTATTTTCGCGTATCGAACAGTAAGATTAGCCCGCTCGCCCCTGTTTCGTGCACCTGCTATAGAGAAATCCTGGCAGGGCGGACCACCGATGATGATATCCGGCTTGTACCCAGCGATATTATCGAGCGTTTCATCCTTGTAGAGATCCGCCTCGAATATAGGGTGATCAAAGTTCTCCCGATAGATGTTGACGGCAGCTTCCCATCGGTCGTAGGCAGCGACGATATCAAAGCCGGCGTTTTGGAACCCCAGGGAGAGCCCGCCGCATCCAGCAAACAAATCAACGCATCTCATGCGGGGCACCTCCCAGGTATTTGATAATCGCGCGCGCGACATACTCAGCCATCTTTACGGGCACGGCGTTGCCGACCATCTGATTGACGTCGGTCTTCGAGCCAAAGAATTCGAAGCTTTCGGGGAACGTTTGAAGAAGGCTTCGTTCTTTTGGAGTCAGACAGCGCGCCTCGCTCAATGGCGCAGCGTCATTCGGATGCAGCTTGTAGTTGGGAGGAATCGGCCTATCGACACCCCGAACGGTCATAGCGGGCTCATCTATGCTGAAGATTGCCCGACGATCGTAGCTGCGAGGAATACGGAAGTAATATTCGGTTCCCAGGCTGTCACCAAGGTAGTCGCGAATTGTCATCTGGCGGCCAGAAAGCCCCTCGTCGAGAGCCGCACCCAGAAAGTCATCCTCAGCCCCAAGGCACCCAACCAGGATGAACCGCTTTCTTGCCTGCGGAACGCCGCAGCGGCTTGCATCAAGTACGCGCCCAGTGAGGCCATAGCCGCACTCTTTCAGAATGCCGCGAATCTGATTCATCGCCTTGCTCATGCGTACGCGAGGAACGTTCTCCATAACGATGATGCGAGGCAGACACTGTGCAATAATCTCGCCATACCTGACCGTTAGGACAGCCCTGCCCCCATCCTCGGAACGCTTTCCGGCCTGCGAGAAATCCTGGCAAGGTGGTCCACCGATAATGGCATCCGGTTCTAGGGAGGCAATTTCCCTCACAACCGACTCCTCGCTCAGGTCTCTCTGATAAACGGGATGAGAGAAGTTCTTGCGATACACCTCGACAGCTGGTGTCCAGTTGTCGAAGGCGGCAAGCACCTCGAACCCAGCGTTCTCGAAGCCGAGGGACATGCCACCGCAGCCAGAGAAGAGGTCCACAGCAGTGATGCTTTTGCTCTGTACCTGATTCGCAGACACGCGCCGACCTGCCCTTTCTGCCCGATGCTGTTGCACCGTCCGTTGTAATGCCTTTCCTTGCAAGCAGAAGATTTTACCATGCGCCACGCGTGGCCCGAGGCACGTCAATCCACCAACGCGCAATCTCCCGTATCAGTAACAGCCCATCAAACAATGGCTAAAGCATCGACTTTGGAGCCTAGAAAAACGAGAAGAACGAGAGCTCGCGACGCCAGCTAACACCAGTCTTCGTCATTCCGACCACATCCCACACATTGCAGAAAGCACAACGACCCAGCATGTCAACCGTTGGACGCTTTCCCGCCGCCAGTCCTGGCCGCCTGCCCGGCCGCGTGCTACGTTGACGATGATCGACCGCATCCCGGCCGCCCGCGCTCCGGGTGCGCTGCCGGGCCGTTCGCGCCACGCGTCAGCCATGGCGCGTGTAAGTCAACCAGGACGCCCTTGGGCGCATACCGCACGCGTCTTCACCGCGGCTCCGGCAGCCCGCTGCGCGGTCTGCCTCCGCATGTTCGGGTTCAGCCACGCACGGTATGCGCCCAAGGCCTAATGCAAGGATAACTGGCGCCATGTCAGCCGCGTGCCGCGCCCGTCCAGCGGCGCGCACCCTGCGCACGGCCGTCCGGTCTGCTGCCGCATGCGGGTTGTCCGCACGCAACCGGTCAGCCGTCCAGGGCGGGCGGCGTACCTACTCGCGAGACCACCGGCCCGCGCGCGCAACGGCTCCGAGAGTCTCACGCATGCCCGTCATCCGCGCAAGCGCGGATCGGCTCCGACTGCCCGCAAGCGCCGCTCAGAAGGCCAAGGACGCCCGCACAGCAGCGCCACGGCGTCCAGGCCGGCAAGCACGCCACCGACCCATACGAAGCCGTACGAGCCTGCATGACGGCGCTCCACTGCCACGACGCCCATCGCTATTCGTCCAAGGCCGCACCCGCCGAGTTCGCCCCGAAGGCACGGGGACGGCCGACGCCAGAACCGCCCGTGTCCGCGAGACTCCTCGCGGTCTCCTCATCTTCGCCGTACCACTTGGCGCGGTACTCCCACGCGTTCATGAGGCCCGAGGCCACCTCCGCCATGTCCTGTCGCTTCTCGGCACTCGTGTCCGTGATGATGCTGTCATCAAACGTGACGCGCACCTCGCCCTCATCAGGGAGCCCCACGCCGAGCGAGCGCGACGCCGCCATAACGGCCCTGCAGATGCCCGCGATCGCACCCTCCAACGCGTGCTCGTGCCTGCGGATGTTACGCATGAGCGCCGAGTTGTCAGCCGAGACCTCCGTGGCGGTCTTCACGTATCCGGCGCCGTCGAAGTCGAAGTACCCCAGGCCAAAGCCCGTCAGGTCACCGAGCATTTGCAGCGCACACCTGAACGCCCTCACCTGCGCGTCGGTCCGAAGCGCCGGCGCAAACTCCTGAATCGTGTCCTCCGTGCTCATGACCTTCCTGAACACGGTGCAGTCCTGCCGCCCGAACGGTATCGAGACCTTCCTACTCTTACCGTCCGTCTCCTGGTCGAACATCACGTCACTGAGGAACACACGCATCTTGCCATTGTCCACCTCGGAGATCATCGCGTCGAAGGCGAGGTCCACCGCCTGGATCGCGTCCACCGCATCCGCGAACACGCTCTGCCCGTACGGGCTCATGTCCACGCGCGTATTGTCCACGGCCGGCTTCACGATGGCGAAGGTGGGATAGGGAGAGCCCGTCTCGTACACGGGGCACACGCCCGCAGGCGCGACCTCGTTGCCGTGCTCGTCAAAGCACACCGTGACGATCCGATAACCGCCCCTCCCCACGCTCTCATTAGGCGAGAAGGACAAAGCGGCCGAGAAGTCCGTCCCAGCACCCTTGAGGTGCATCTGCAGCTGGTCGACCGCGCGCCCCCGCCAGAACGCCCGCGTGACGAACGCGCACTCCGTCACGCCCTCCTCGTCCCACGTGAGCGGTATCACCATGCGTGCGTCGTAGTGCCTAATGCGCACGCTCCCCGCATCCGCGTCCACCCAGAGCGCCCACGCGCCCGTCCCCATGCCAAATGCCTTGACCACGGTTGCCTGTGCCGCCGCCATGAAGCCGCTTTGGGCGAGAAACCCCTCGAGCCAGTCCGTGCACTCCTGCGTCCCGCACACCACCTGCGTCTTGTCGTTCAGCAGCAGCGACCCCCACTCCCGGCACACCCGCATTGCCGGATGAATCGAGCGCCTGTGCACCTCGTACATGCGCCCAACGCCGTCGGTGTCCTTGTAGTCGTAGAACGAGCCACACGCCTGCATCCACTCGTGCCACGCGCGTATGTGCGGCTCCATCGCCTCGAGCGGCAGCGCGAACCCGAGCGCCCGCAGGTACTCCCGCACGTGCTCGGGCACCCAGTACTCCTCCTCGTACGTCTGTGCCATCTACATCGCCCTCCATCGCCCGCATCCAACCGGCTCTCCTGGCAGCCCGTCCAGCCTTCGTTCCTTTTCATTCGCTTGGCGAGAAGAACGCGCTACTTCCGTCACACGCTTCCGCACAGCCCCTTCATGCCCCTCAGGCTTTAGCTTTTGATGCCGAGAATCCCGCCCGCCCATCAACGGCACATCGCATCGTCCGTCCTCCCCGCGTTTAAACTGGCGAGAAGAACGTCCGCTACCTCGCGTTTTCAGTTGGCAGCTGAATATGCCGAGAAGCACGTCCCTCACCCTCTCAGCACGTCATCCATCATCGCGTAGCGAACTGCGTCGATGGAGTGGTCATCACCGTCGGGAATCTCGTCAATCCAGCGCCCGTCGCGGTCGCGCAGGAACTCCTTGCAGGTGAACTCCTCGAACGTCCTCGGGCAACACGCGGGGTCGATGACGATCTCCCTCAGACCAGCAAGCCAGTCATAGGAGAGCCTCCGCATCCGCGCCTTCCTCGCAGGGTGTACGCGGATGCCGAGCTCGCGCCGCCAGGTTGCCATCTGCACCTTCGAGTCGGGAGTGTCGTCGCACCACACCATCTGGTCGTGGAAGTAGGGCTCCGCGCCCGGCTCGTCGGCATAGGTGAGCGCGTCCACCACGATGCGCCCCGTGTCGGCAGGCATCATTTTGTTTGCCGAGTGTTCCTCGAAGACCGTGAGTCTGCGCGCGTCCGGCTCCCAGCCGCAGCGCACGAAGCGCCACGGGTCGGGGAACCAACCCCAGTCCACGCCGTTGCGAATGCGCTCGAAACCTCGTACACGCTCGTCGGTCAGCCTCGCCTCCACGATGTTGTCGAAGACCGCTCCGCCCGTCCCGGTCACCTCGCCGAGGTATTCCCAGCGCCACGCGCGCTCGTTCTCCTCGCGCAGGTACTCCGCCTCCTCGACGAAGGGCGCGCCGAGCCATCCCGGGCGCGTCTCCACCACGTCGAGGTATGACGAGTGTCTGACGAGCGTGTCCGCCCGCCGCTTCCGCTCGATGCACTCAACGTTCACCCAGCTCCACATCGTCTTGGGCGGGTTGTAGGAGTAGAAGATCCAGAAGTCCTCACCACCGCGACGCAGCGAGTTGAGTATCGAGCGAACCGCCTCGATGCCGTCGAACTGGTCAAGCTCCTCGAACCACGTGATGGCGCAGTATCCGCGCGTGAACTTTACGCCCTTGAGCTTGAGTGGGTCATCCGCCCCGCGGAACACGATGCGCTGCCCCGTGGGCAGGTAGACGATCTCCATCGGAGAGAGCTTCGCCTTGAAGTACGCCGAGAGCCCCAGCGCCTCGATCGCCCAGAGCACCTGCTGGTACACCGAGTCGCGCAGCGTGTTGGAGAAGCGCCGCACCACACAGGCGTTCGCATAGGGAAAAGCCACAACGAGAAGAACGATGCACAGGCTGATGAAGCTCGACTTCGTGCTCCCTCGGCCTCCGTGCAACCAGTAGTGCGTATGCCCATGCGCCATGACGTCACCGAGCACGTCGTGGAAGCGCGGGATACAGAGGTCGGCGGCGCTAATCATCGACGTCCTCACCCTCATCGGCCCCCGGCTTCGCCGCGCCCACGGCCACGCCGAGCACGATCTGCGGGGCCGCCTCGGCGCGCTCGCCCTTGTCGCGGGTTGCCTGTGCATACTCGTCGGGGTACTTGCGCTCCAGGAGCCACGCGGCCGCCGTCCACTGGCCGTTTTTCTTGGTAGCCGCCTCGCGGATGGTGGTGAGCAGCGTCCGCTTGTAGTCAGCTTCTGCCTTTTTTAGCGACTCGCCTAACGCGCGATGCAGCCTCCCGCTCGGCTTGGAGAGCCAGCGGTACAGCGTTGCCTCGTGAATGCCCACCGCCCGGCAGATATCCTTGTTTGAGAGGCCATCGCCCTTGAGCGAGGCCATCTGCTGAATCAGCTCCTCGGTGAGCTTTGCCCTCATGCCGGGCACCTCCCTCCGTGACAAATTCACATTCGTACAGGCTCATTGTCCGGAGATGTCACAAAGAATGGAGGAGAGGGCCGCGCGCGGATGCGAGGCCTCGACAAGTCTCTGGCCACCCTCACGGTGGCGCTTCCTGAAGCTCGGTCGTAACCCCACACCCTACGTGAGATTGTGTCGCGTCACTCTCGCTCCCGCTTACCCTTGAGCCCAAATTTGCGCATGAGCCGCGAGTTCTGCTGCCGTAGCCGCGCATACTCCCGGCGCGCAGCCTCAATCTCCGGTCCCTCCTCGCACCCTTCGGCCTCGCGGCGCAGAATCTCGTTGAACGCCCTCTCCTCGGCAACGTGCGCTTCCTCCGTGCAGCGTGGGCACATCCCACTCTGGCGGTTCAGGCGTACCCCGACTGCTCCACACTGCGGGCACACCGAGAGCACTCTTAGACTCGCGTGAATCCGCGATGCCTGCATCTCGATGGCACGGACGCTCCGTTCCACGCCGTAGCGCCGGCGGATCTCCTCGCGCACGGCAGCGGCTCCCCGATGCCCCAGCTCGCGGATCACGTCATTCTGTCCAGTTGTCCACACGCTCACGCCGCATCATCGCCCACGAAAAACACCACTGCTGGAAAACTACTCGAGGTGTCCACAGTGTTCGCGCGTCTGACCAGCGAGAAAACACCTTGAACACCGGAGCTCGACAAACTCAGGATTACCCCTCGCACTCCTACAGGGCCTCTCTCCCCACCATCATCCCCGACACTCCACAATGAGGTGTTCAGGTGTTTAGGGTGTTCGTTTCCGCAGCCCAACACGTCAAACACCCGGCAAACGTCCCTGAACACCATTACGCTCAGTCTCAAGCTCTTCTGGGGTCTTGAGAACAAAAGCCCGCTGCGAGCCATAGCCTTCTACGATGCGATTGCTCGGGCAGCGCTTCCATTCGGGGAAGCAGCGAGTGATGATGTTTGAAACGCGCATGTTGTCCCCCTTCTTCACGCCCTCGCGGGGTATCTGGATGGCCTCGACAAGAATCTGCATCGTGCACACGGGCTCTCCCTGCTTTTTTCTCAACAGGTATCTTCCGACAAGCCCTATCCACGGATCCTCAGTGGTCGCACGCTCACGCATGGCATTAGCTTCGCTCTCTACCGACCTCGGAAGCACGAGGCCGCAGTTGGGATTCGCGCGATAGTCTGCGAGCACTTCTGCCCACACCTGCTGAACGTACTCAGCGAAGTCCGGCGCGAAGATGTCCCGAGCCGCCCTTCTTCCGCAACGAACCGGCATGAAGCGTCGGTTGCCCGTTGGGTCCTCCAGGTACTCGCCTAGGTTGGTTGTGCCCACGAGCACGCAACGCCTCGGCAGCTGCACCGGTCGCTTGGCATAGGGGACTCGATAGCTGTCGGTCTGACTCGTGATGAACGACTTCAGGGTCTCGACCTGCCTGCCCTTGAACGCTGCCAGCTCAGCAAGCTCCACAAACCAGCGCCCCTGAATAAGCTCCTGCGCCTCCTTGGTCCCGATGTTCTTCACATCGTCCACGAAGAGCTCGTCGCGCATCGCAAGCCGGCGCAGGAGGGTCGACTTGCCGATTCCCTGCGGTCCCTGCAGAACGACCATGTAGTCATACTTACAACCTGGCTGATACGCACGCGCGACAGCTGCTCTCAGCAGGAGCGCCGTCACCGCCCGAACGTATGGAGTGTCCTCCGCGCCCAGACACTCAACAAGCAGAAGATCCTTCCTGGGAGTCCCGTCCCACTTTGGCAGCGCATCGAGCATATCGGTAAGGGCGTCGAAGCTCCTGCCATCCGAAAAGATCGAGAAGGCCGCAAACACGTTCTTATCCGAGCGTACGAGCGATCTCCCATCAAACTTGTAGCGCTCCTGCATGCGCGCGAAGAGGTAGTCATCGTCAACCGGACGCCAGAGCTTTGTCTCTGCTGCCCATGGGAGCCCATCCTCAGCCACCACCTGCTGGCTCATACGCTCTAGACGCACCCCCTTAAGGCCGGGGTCTTCCTGCATCCACCAAGCGAGAGCCGGCACGGTAGGGGCATAGAAACCAACACAGTCTCCGTCCTTGTTGATCTTGGCTTCGAGATGGGGGTTGCTCCATATGCTCTCCCCGCTGATTGTCTTAACGCCTCCGTCATCGACGGAACCTCTCCATGACGTTCCAGGCGGATGACGATAGGCACTGTTAACCTTCTGGACGATGATCGAGTCCGGCAAGGACGGCACACAGTGGCTCTCGTTATATGCGCGGGCAGCCGCAAGCGCGACGTCCTTCGGCGTGCACTTCGAGTTCATCGAGCATGCAAAGCGGTAGATTGTCTCATCTCGCGCGCCCTCGTGAAGCTTCTCAGGCAGCCTGAATGGTGCTTTCCGCGCCTTCTCGCCCTCCGTGATTGCCATCGCTCCGTCAGTACCGGGGCGATGCTGCATCACAAAAGCAAGCACGTTCTCGTCTGCATCTGCTATCTCACACTCGTCGGGGCTCACATCCCAAAAGACCTCCCGTCCGTTGGGATGAATCGATCCGGGAAGCATGACATAGCCCTTCTCACCACGGAAGTCCACGTGCGAGTTCTCGTTCTTGTAGGAGTCTGGCGCTCCATCAGGGAATCGATAGTAGAGGTGGGTTCCGCCTCTGCCCGTCACCGCGCTCGCTGTATCTGGGAACTTACCGTGTTCCGTTTGCCATTCAGCAAGCTCCTCACGCCCGTCGAAGGACCCGTCCTCAGCTACGTCCAGGTCGATGACGCCAATGTTGCCGGAGACGGAACCACAGGCAACAGCAATATTGCTGTCAGGGTGAGCGGCGAACATCGCCTCGATGATAGCTGCATTGCTGGTCGCATCTTTGAAGCCATGCGAGCCCTTATGTGGCTCCTTCGCACAGGCAGCAAGCGTGAACACTGCAAATCCGTGATGGTCCGCGAGCTGGAGCGCCATCTGTCTGCGCTCGTCGTTTCCCGTCATGCGCCACCGCCCATCACATACTCAACGAATCGCGGCTTCGGCACGAACCACTGTCTGCCGCCCACCTGCACGGCGGGGATCTTGTGCTCTCGACAGAGCTTTCGCACGTACTCAACCGTGAACCCGGTCAGTTCCGAAATATGCGCGGGTGTCAGCAGGTCGGGGTATGCCGAGAAGATCTCAACAGATGACCCTGGAGCCGCTCCATCCGAACCGGACTGGCAAACTGGATGGTTACGCCCCATGGCTACGACGCCACCTTCTGGAGACGCTCCTTCGCCTCGAGTCGCTCGAACGCAGCGAGCATCTTCTTGACCTGCCCGGGATACGGGACGAGATGGCCGTTCTCAATCTGAGAGATCGTGGAGACGTGCAGCCCCGACTCCCGCCCAAAGGCGGACTTCGACAGGCCGAGTCTCTCCCGCCTTGCAGTGATCTGTTCCTTGGTCAACTCCATGATTCACCTTCCTTTTGGTGTTGACGTATGTCACCGTATACATCTATTATACGGGTGTCATTTCCCTTGATAAGAATGATTAAAGGGGTGTCAATGAACGCATTTACTGAGATAACACTTCATCGCCAGTGGATTGACTTTGATGAAGAGACCGGAACAAGACGCGGAGTTAAAACCCCTGATGAGGATGCCCTCAACGAGCTTATAAATGCTGATTCTCCGAGCAAGCTCAGGGAGTTCACCGCCCAATGGTTTCCATTCATGAGCTGGAGAAAAAGTTGGGAGCACCCTGATTTTGAAGATGAGCTAAAGGCGGTGTCCGACACGCGGGCGCTCATCCTATTGGTTCTCACCCTCAAGCGGCTCGTTGATGATGACGCATGCTCCAAGGAGAACTTTGAAAACCTTGGCGTTAGATTCGGGAGAGGTGGCACCGAGAACCACGAGAGCGCTGATCTCAACTTCCTGGCTTCTTCAAACACCCTATCCCGCGTCATTAGAGGTACCAACCACTGCGAAGCCGCAGAGAAGAGCCTCTACGCCGAGTTTAAAGACCATGGGTTAAGCGATGACGATCTCATCAAAATGGGGTACCTAGATTCAGATGGATCCTTCTTCTGTCCCCATGTCGCACTGTCCTTTGCCCCAGCCCACCAGATTCAAAAACAGAAGCTCTACCTCTTTAGCCAGCGAGAGATGGCTTCGTCCCTAGATCCGAGCAAGCGTTACCCTGTCATGTCCTTCTTTGGAGGCAATCTCAGAAAAGAGATTTCATATGGTCCCCAACGAGCACTCTTCTTTATAGACATGATTATCCGCCCGTGCATTCAGGGCCTTCGGATTCAAACACGAGACGGGATACTTGCACCACAAGCAGACACAAACTTCACCTCGTTCTGGCTCTGCCTTACAGAGACCTTCCGCGATTCTCGCGTAACGAGGTGCAAGGCGTGCGGGCTTCCCATCATCGTTACAAAAGAGCGTGGGTCGAAACGTCAGTATTGCAACGATACGTGCAAGCGGAAGTACAAACGAGCCCTCAGATTTGCCCATCTCGTAAACGAGGAGCACATGAATCTAAAGGAGGCATCCGCTGCAGCTGGCATAGCTGTTACAACCGCTGAACGAATGCTCAGTAGAAATGAAATCACCATCAATGCCCACCCCGCCCCATAGGGGCGTAATGGAATAGCAAAAGACCTGCTCACGACGCTCGCCAACCAAGGAGGTGAATGTAATGGCAAAAGGAGACGGAAGCATTACGGAGGTAAAGAAGCCCGACGGAACCAGCTACGCCCCCAAGCATTGGAAAGTCCGCATCGACCTCGGTACGAATCCTATCACCGGCAAGCGTGACGTGGTCTCGAGAAACATCAAGGGCACCAAGTCCGATGCCTGCAAGCTGCGCGACCAGCTCAAGGCAGATCTCGAGTGCGGCCTCTCGGCCAACGCCGACAAGATGACCTTCGCCGAGTTCGCGGAGCAGTGGCAGCAGGCTCGAGAGACTGCGGCAGAGATCAGCAAGACGCGCCTTCGCCGGGAGCGCACCATCGTCGAGGACATGTGCTCCTACATCGGCGGCATCAAGCTCCGCGACATCACCGCCCAGACCATCGAAGGGCTCTACATGAAGATGCGCTGGGACAAGACGGAGGAGAAGGGCAAGTGCAGCGGCACCACCATGAACATGATCCACAAGCTGCTCAAGCAGATCCTCTCCCGTGCCGTAGACTACGACCTCATCCTGCGCAACCCCGCCGAGAAGGTCAAGGCACCGCGCTGCGACACGCCGGACCGTCGCTCCCTCACCACCGCCGAGGCGCGGCGGCTGCTCGCAACCATCGATGAGGCGGAAAACGAGGCCTATGCGTCCCGTGACGCCATCGAGGAACGGCAGGAGAAGCGCGGTGACACCTCGGAGCGGAGCTACCTGCGAGGCCTGTCCAGCATCGGCAACGTCATGGCCGCACGCATCGGCCTCGCAACCGGTATGCGACGCGGAGAGGTCCTGGGCCTCACGTGGGGCCATATCAGCTTCGCACGGGGAACCATCCGCGTCACCCAGTCGGTCACGACCTACGGTGAGGTGAAGGAGCCCAAGACCGAGGCGGGGAAGCGCGTCATCGCCGTGGACGAGAAGACCATCGAGCACCTGAGGCGGTGGAAGCAGTTCCAGCGAGAAGAGCTCGCCATTCTGTCGCTCGAACAGACGAGGGACACACCCGTCTGCTGCAACGACAAAGGCGGCCTCATCGCCCCGACGAACTTCTCGCGCTGGTGGCGGTCCTTCACGAAGGCCCACGGTTTCGAGGGCCTGAAGTTCCATGAGCTCAGGCACACCCAGGCAACGCAGCTCGTCGCCGGCGGCATGGACATGAAGACCGTCCAGCACCGGCTCGGCCACGCCTCGGCAACCCTGACGATGAACCTCTACGCCCACGCGCTACCCGAGAACGACGCCCAGGCGGCTCAGCTCATCGGCAGCCTGTTCTCCGAAACGCCGAGCGAGCAGGCAAGGCAGGAAGGAGCTCTCAGGGTCGCGGTCTAA